ATATCACAGGAGACATTCCTGTGGACTATGGACACCCAAGTACGCCTTATGAATACAGTTAACTGATTGATTCTTTTTCAAAGTACTCAGGATGACGCTTGCCCCAGTTGCGCATGACCACAGCGGCCTGGGCGTTGGCGTCATTCTCTTGTGGTGAACCTGTGGCACCAGCGCCGTCGTCTTCAAGTTCATCATTCAAGTCCTGCTTGAAATGCACCATTTCGTGTGCCAGTGTTCTGCACACATCATTAATGTGACGATTCTTCACTGTGATGGTGATGTGTTCTTCACCTGGCATGTAACCGCCAAAGCTCTTGTGTTCCACACTGGACTTGCTGTCAAACACAAAATCAAACTGAGGCAACTTGCTCAGTTCCAAATGCCTTGCCGCAAACCGTACAAACTCGTGTAGGATAGCAAACGTATCCTTCTTGTTCAAGCCTTCGGCGAGTATTTCAGTAACTTTCATATTAGCTCATGGCTTCTTGACAAATCAAGTGTGCGCCCACGGTGCATGTTGCACTGCTAGACACACATACTGACAAAATATCCATTTGATTACCACGAAGCGTATTCAACAATGGAAAGAAATATGTCAAGTCGATATCCTGTACACCAGCACCCGTACTCAGCACAAATGCAAAAACCACTTCACCGCCCGATAATGCGGTAGCACTCACATCACGCTCTGCAAAGCTGTTGGGAGATCCCAAGCTGGCCAATGCATTAAATGTGGCGCCAGTCAATACCACTGGGCTGGTTGGTGTGCTGGCAACAATTTCAATCACAACAGTTTGCGCTGTACTGGTGTTCACTGCCATTAATCTACGTGGCAGTAACTGGCCACGATTCAGCACACCAATGGTGTACGTGGTAGCACTGGCAGCACTGGCACTTAATACGCCACCTGTGATGTTGTCCACAAATGTCAGTGTAGTTGCTGTGTTGCTGACGATACGACCAATGGCTCCTGTACCGCCTTGAGTGGTACTTAGACCTTGCAAATAAACATAACGACCTTTCCAGTAGTCCACTACCCAGTTGGCTCCAGCCGCTACCAGTGTGCTGGTTGATCCGCCTGTTACTGTTCCTGTTGTGCTACCTGTTGTACCTGCTACACTGGAACCAGTACTGGCCTGTGTGTATTCAACAGTGCCCATGGCACGACCACGGATACTTAGTACTGGAAAGCGTGTGCTGGCACCTGAAATACTGCGCACGGGGTTAGCTGGAGACATACCATATGAATACGTGAATCCACGCTGTTGATCCTGTTGTCCTTCCACAATAACTGACACACCGTAGTGAAACAGATCATTGGCACCTGAAATAGCACCAGAGTTGCGTTGTTCGTAACGCACTGGCAAGTTACCAGTACGACTCCAGGGCTGTGTGCTGGGTACTCCGGCTGGGCTAGCATAGTTGGCCCAACCCGTTTGATGAGCAATCACTGGTTCACCGTCGATCCAGAAACCGAAACGTGTAGCACCAGCACCGTACCATGCATACTCAATCCAAAACATTTGTATACGTGTAAAGTCCAATTGGCGTATGTTCATCATATCGCCGTTCCACTGATCCAGTGGGAAACGTGCGTCCACTACTGCACCGCTTGAATCGCTACGAACCACAACTGCCATGCCAAATGGGTTGGTTGCTGTGGCAGTGCCTTGTTCAAAGAATGCACCGTTGGCATCATCAAAGAACCCCACACGGGTCACATTGTTGGTCTGTGCTGTGCCCATCAGGCAAGCTGTAGCCATGAACATGGTTTTGCCTGGCTGATAACGATGATATGGACGACTTTGACGAATAGCAATATCGCCACTTGCGGTGGTGACTGACATCTTGACTCCGCCCTTGCCGGGTTGGTGTGTGATTGTGGCACCGCCTGTGGTGAATGCTTCCCAACGTAAGGGCTGAACGCCATATTCAAAGTCAGCTTCGTAAATATTCTGGTGTATGCTTACTTTCAAGCGTCCCAGCACATCACGTACTCGTTGTGGCATCGCACTTGATTCATGATAGCCAGTTAGTTTGTTTAATGACATAATGGTTTCCTTTCTAGTATTATTTTGGTACGCTAGTACGCACTCAGTTATTGTTTCAAAGTTATTTATCGTTGTTAAATACGATACTATGATTAATCACGAACCCTTTAAAAAATTAATTGCAGATCTAAAAGACTCAGGCAAATATCGTGTTTTTAACGATATTGTGCGTGAAACTGGCAAGTTTCCCAGTGCTATTTGGTACGGGCCATACAACATCAAAAGCATTGTGAACTGGTGCAGCAATGACTACCTGGGCATGGGACAGAACAAGATAGTGTTGGAAGCCATGCACACTGCGCTGGATCACACTGGTTCAGGTAGTGGTGGCACACGCAACATCGGAGGCACAAGCCATTATCATGTGGCTTTGGAACACGAAATTGCCACACTGCACAAGAAAGACAAAGCAGTGTTGTTTAGCAGTGCTTATGTGGCCAACGAATGGACGCTGATTGCGCTGGCCAAGATCATTCCCAACATTGAGTACATCAGTGATGCCAACAACCACAACAGTATCATTGTGGGTATACAGCACAGCCGTGCTAAGAAAGTTGTGTTCCGACACAATGACCTGGAAGATCTAGAGCAGAAACTAAAGATCAGTTTGAGTCAAGGCAATACGCCTTGTGTGGTATTTGAAAGCGTGTACAGCATGGACGGAGATGTTGGACATATCCAAGAAATATGCCGACTGGCAGAAAAATACCAAGCCATCACTTACATTGATGAAGTCCATGCTGTGGGCCTGTATGGACCCACAGGTGGCGGCAAAGTAGAAGAACTGGGTCTTGAAAACAAAATTGACATAGTCAATGGCACCTTGGGAAAGGCCTTTGGAGTGCAAGGTGGTTATATTGCTTGCGACCGGGTTGTGGCTGATGCTGTTCGCAGTGTGGCTGCTGGGTTCATCTTTACAACGTCAATGAGTCCAGTAACTTGCAGTGGTGCATTGGCTGCTATCAAATGGCTTAAAGATCACAGTGAAGTGCGCGACAAGCATCAAGAACGTGCTAGAAAACTCAAACACAGATTAAAATCAGCGGGTATTCCTGTTATGGAATGCAGCGCTAGCCACATTGTGCCAGTGTTGGTGGGCGATGCCAAACGTTCCAAAGCCATGAGCGATGCATTGCTAACTGATTACAGCATATATGTACAGAGTATAAACTATCCCACGGTGCCTGAAGGAACTGAACGACTGAGATTTGCACCTACTCCGTTTCATGATGATGGTATGATTGAGGACCTGGTGGCAGCACTGGTAGACGTGTTCAAACGTACATACTGATCAATTCCATGATGCCGTAGAACAATGCAGCCTTGATATGGTCTGCGTTGGCTTGCTCTTGAAGTTGTTGAGTACTTATCATGTCTTGTAACACTTCCTTGGCTTCGCTTGTGCTCATTCGTCCAGCTTGAACAGCTTGATTGATTTGCAGTGCGTAGCTTGCACGATCTGCACACCATCCATCGCCGCTGGCTGCTACTTGCATCAGTTGATCACTCATTTTAAAATCTCCCTTGAACAGTGGTTGCGATAATGTCAGCTTGTTGTACCAAAATCTTTTTCTTGATGTCACAGTAGGCAGGACTTACTGGCCCTTGTGCTGTTCTATCTTGGAATTCTTTCACAGTGATCAGCATGGTCTGCCCCAGCTTGACCATGTCTTGAGTGCGTTTGGTAGCAGCATAGATATCGTACCATTCCAGTCGCATGAACAGCACATGTAGTTGCGGTTTCAAATCTGCGTTGCAATTGATGTGGCGAGTCATTTGCTGAATGTCGGTGATCACTGCACTTTGATTGGCATCCCAAAAGCTGGGAATTTGATCAGTAATGGCACTGCATCCAGCCAACGCCAACACCATTATGGATAGTAATTTTTTCATAATTCACTTTTCTTATTAAGGTCGACAGCAACAGTGTCAGTTGGTTGTGCAATAATGTTTGATGCTGTATTGCTGTCTGGTTTCACTTCATGTTTTTCATGCTTGGCGGCGCCACCGATCACATCAAGAGCATGTGATAATCCCTTGGCTACCACAGACAAACTGTCTTCGTCTGCTTGATATTTGATACCAATACCGCCTGCGGCTTCCCAAGCATTGATATTTTTTCGCAAATCATCAATCAGTACATTTGGTGTGCCATCAGACTGCACAGCATATTTGGCCTTGTTGGATGTGATTATGATTTCTCTAGGAGCTGGACGCAGATGTTTGCTGATCCACTGGCGCTTTTGATGTTCACTGTTTTCATGATCACCACGCAATGGACTGGAGCAGATTCTGTATGCATCAAATCCTTTGGCTCTGGTAACCAAATTGATCAATGCATCAGCTGTGCGAAATTTGGGTAAACGAGCAAAAAAATCAGTGCCCACCATTTTTTGCAAAGTGGGATCAGTTTTTGCAGGAGGAATATCTCTCCAATTGCCACTTGTGATACCCGCTAGTTTTGCATACTCTGAAAAAAAGTCAGCAAGTACACCATCCATGTCCACATAGATTTTCGGCATGCCACGCTGGGGTAAAAAATCATTTGCTCTCATAATAAATTCCAGCAAGCCCGCACCCAAATTGGGCCAGTGATTGGTAAATGTGTTCAAACAGGGCTATAAGGATTTCTTTTATAGTCACTGTCATCACCTTGTTGTTGTTCAGGCCAAACTGGGTAATCGTTTGGGTTAGTCGATGTTGGCATTTGCACCACACTTGTTTCTCTTGGCTTGGGTCAGTGCTCCAAAGTCCACTGGCCATTCTGCACCAGGATTCAATTCTTTAGCGTTAGCTGGGAATGCAAACTTGACACCCGCAGTTTGTTGTATTTGCGCAATGGGCAATCGGAACTTGGTCAAGTCGTTGCCTAGATTTGGATATGGAGCAACATGCGGAAATGCCCAACCAGCAACTTCATTGGTTTGATTGTTGATTACAATTTTATAAAATCCGTGTGGCACCACTACACCTTGTCCAATCTTCTTGTCTTGTGCATTGTAAACTCCACCCACATACACAGTATAACTTTGATTCCGTTGTACTGTCCACCCACGAATACTGGTCTCCAGTAATTTCCAAATGCCGCGATTTAAACTTCCAGCTTGTGGACTCATGTTGGTCATTAGGAATGATTCAAACTCCACTTGAACGTCCCAGCTTAAATCGCCGTCTGGACTCATATGTCCTTTGTCGTATCCTGCAGCTGCATAGTCATCTGGACGAGCACCGCCTTGTATGCTTTGGTCCACAGCAAATGCGTTTGTACGTGCAACACAACCCAGTGCGTTTTGTGGTAATAATTCGTATGTCACATACTTGGGCAACTTGGCGGCTGCGTCGTATCCAACTAGATAAGCCTGCCGGCAAATGGGTTGAACACCTGCGGTCTGTGGAAATCCGTAAGGTGCATGCACTGCACACGTCTGCGGATCTTGCGGGGCACGTTGCGTCCAAGCTGAACTTGAAACACTTGTAATGGCTAAGAGCAAGCCTAATAAAATTTTTTGCATTTGAGGACCCTGTAATTAAGTGCTTTATTTATCTGCTGTTTACCAACTGCCAGTTGTTTGCCATGCTTGCTTGACCCATATGTCAGTAACGCCGTCATGATTGGCAGTACAATAATACAGGGTTTTTGTATCAAATGCAAGCATGCCTGGTTGATCGCCCACGCTGCCTTTGCTGGACGCAGGCACTGATCGCCTGCCGGTCAAAGTCAAACTGTCCTGGGACATCTTAACAACATGTGCTTCATCAACACGCATTTGTTTCCAAACTGCCTGATCAAAAACTCCCAATACACCTTCAATTTGTGTTACAGAGTCCAGCGGACAAGTGCCGAACAGCTCCGGCATTGGTGTAGGATAAGCACTTTCACGTGCCCATACAAATTCAATACCCGCTACGTCTGGAAACTTAGTGCCATTCATGGCAGGTTCTGTTGCCACGGATACGCCGGTAACTGCATCCACATAGGTAAATTTCAAATACTGTAAGCTCATTGTGTTCCTTGTTTAAATGATGCTGCGTCGCACAGCTCTCACCTGTAGAGTGCCTTGAATAGCACTTGAGACTTGTCGGCCATCGGACTGCATGCTAAAGGCATTTTGTGATGTGTGCCCAGTGCTGGTCCAATAGTTGTTGACAACCAGTGCCTCAGTACCACCAGTTTGAAAAACAGTCACTGCGGTCTGAGCAGGCGACCCTGTTGTGTAGGCCGCACCCACCGGCGATGAGTTTGCATTACTGCCTTGAGCAGTCGACGTGTCACCGTAGGATCCCAACAGTGTATAAGAAACTCCCGTTGGTCTGTCAGTGGCCACATAATTGCTGTTTGTCACAGGCTTGAGATTGCGCCATACCAGCTCAAACTCATCTCGAGCCGGCAAATACCAGTCGGTATAGCCTGCTATATTTAGATTATAGCAAAAATTAGCGGCCGCGTAGGATGTGGCCACAGCCACCATGGCCACGGTAGCCTTGCGACCTTCAGTTACCGTAATGGTGGCTGGAATCTGCGTATCGGCCGGAAATCTATAATATGCAGTGGTGTCACCACTGGCTTTTGGGGCCAAAATTATGCGGTACAGAGACATGATGCTCCAATCAGTAAATGTGCCTGAACCAAAGGCTGCGCTCACATTCAAAACCAAATTGGTACTGCCTGCCTGTGCCACAGTGGCTGTCATGTAGTTAGTACTGGGATTGGCACGACTGCGAATTTGCAAAGATTGCCCTTGGTACACAATAGGAACACTGGTCATATCAGGAACTGTAAAAGTTTTTTGACCAGTGCCTATTGCAAAACTGGTAGAACTTTGAACCACCTCGTTCCAAATCAAACCTGTATAATATCCGCCTTCAAAACTAGCACCAATGGCAGGAGTTGCAGTTGGCGTGGTTATGTAGCTGGAGAATTGACTTATGGTGGTAATGTTCCATGTTGCACTGTATGCACTTGTGCCATTGGTGGATCCAGTATACCGAACTCGTGCATAATAGGTGGTTGCTGCGCTGAGACCTGTAACAGTCCAACTGGTCTTGTTGGTTGTACTGGCAGTGACACTGGCAAAGTTAGCCGCAACAAACGAGCTGTCTGTTGATATCTGCCAGTCACTGCTGGCATGAGCATCAAATGTGCCTAGGTACACAAATGCACTTGATGCAAAAGTAATGCTTGGACTGTTGTAGTTTATGGTTCCACTAGTTGGGCTTGTGATAGTAGGAGCCTGGACAGAAGCTGCCAAAACAGTAATTATCACCACACTGCTGTAGGCGCTGGCTCCGTTGGCCGTGCCTCTATGGCGCACACGCAGATAGTATGTGCCAACAGTTCCTAACGTTTGAGTCCATGCAATCTTGTTACTTGAGTTGGCCAAGGACTGTGAGGCAAATGTGGTGAACCCAGCGTCAGTGGCCAGTTGCCAATCGCTGTTCAAATGAGTATCTGCGGCTCCCAACGCAACAAAAGCTGATGTTGTAAACGTAAAACTGTTTGCTGACAAGCTACCAATATAATATGTGTAGGGACTGGATGATGGATTGGTAACAGTGGGTGTCTGCACGCCTGAAGTCAACACAGTAATAGACACAGTTCTCGAAACAGTGCCGTTGGATATGGTCATTGTCACAGTGCCCGAAACACTGGGTGTTGTGAAAGTAATGGTGTCACCCAATATGGTTGCACTACCTGCAGTAACACTGACTGAATACGTGCTAAAGGCATCGTAATCATTGACAGTATAAGTGACCACTTGATTGATGTACACAGTAGTTGCACCTGACAATACAAAATAAGGAATATTGACTGAAGAGTTGATCCACTTGCTGGTGCTGGTGTTGTACACCAGAACTTGTTGATTGGCTGGCGTAGTGATAACAACATCTGTCAATGCGCTAAGAGCACTGGTCAAAGTTGGTTTGTTTGACAAATCTGCATATGAGCCACTTGTGGCCACTGTGGCTAATCCAGTGATCTTGTTTGTGGTAATTGAACCTGCCAGCATGGCGTTGGTTACTGAGCCAGTGTCGGTTGTGTAAACGCCGTTTGTTACTGTGCTTGCATTGCCAGTTAATGCACCAACAAATGCCGTTGATGTCACGCTGGTCAATCCAGCAAATGCGGTTACGGTCGCTCCCAATGCCACTGCGGTCGAGCCAATAGTTACACTTGAATTAAACAGTTTGACATTGGCGATTGAACCTGCCAGCATGGCGTTGGTTACTGAGCCAGTGTCGGTTGTGTAAACGCCGTTTGTTACTGTGCTTGCATTGCCGGTTAATGCACCAACAAATGCCGTTGATGTAACACTTGTTAAACCAGCCAATGCTGTGGCTGATGCGCCTAAATTAATATCCGTTGCGCCAACTGTTACTTTGCTGTTTGCCAATGCAGAATTTGGAACGCTTGTTAATCGAGCATTTGGTAATGTACCACTTGTGATATTGGCGGCGTTGGTGGTATCAGTTGTTGCTGATGTGGCCAGTGTAACAAAACTTCTAACACCTGCTGTGGTACTGGCTATTACCTGTCCATTGGTTGATGGCAGTCCCAAATCTGGTTCAGCATTGTCAAGACTCAGATAGACACCGCGATTGGCATCCAAGGCAGCGCCAGTCAGTTTCTTTACTCTACCGCTGAGTAGACGATTTTTAGACATTACTGGTTTCCAATATGCTGAGCACTAAATTGATAGTGCTGTTAACGCTGACCACTGCTTTGACAGATGCGCCGTCTTCAATCACCAGTTTGCCTGTGGTTATTTCTGCTGAGTCATTGGTTGGCAGAACAAAATTGTTCAGCATGATATAATCCACACCATTTTTGGTGAGCGTGAATGTTATGGTGGCAGACACTGCGCCATAGTTGCTGGCCTGTGCGCCCAACACAATGGTAGTGAATCCACTGGGTGTAGTATAGATAACCTGTGGGGAGGTGGTCAGTTGGAATGGTTTGGTTCTGAATGTGTTTAAGGCCACTGTTGCCATATTAAGCTCCGATCGCTAGGATGTAAGGTGTCATTACTGCAAACAAACTCTTGGTAAATGTTCTACCAGAGATTGTGCCTGTATTTTGATTGATCACAAAGTCACTGCCAATTCTAAAGTCTCCACGCTGGTCAGTGCCAGTGTAAAAGATCTTGCCTTGGTTCAGTGACACTGCTTGATTAGCTGTGATTGGAATTCCGCCCAGATAAGGCAGTGCTGTGTCCACGTTTGTGCCAGCGCCGATCCATTCAAACGTGTGTCCTGCTGCGGTGATTCTACTGAACTGTTGAAAACTCACCGCAGCTCCGTCCGCAATGGCCACCAGTACATTTTCTTCCAACACAATGGTGCTGGTATAGGCGTTGACTATCAAATTGGTCACAATGTCAAACAGCGCATTGGTTTGAGTAGCTTCTGCGGCACTTGCTGTAGAGCTGCCGGTGTTTTGTGTTGCTACACTGTTTAGTCTTGATATGGGTGTGTTTACCACACAGGCAGCAACCACTGATCGAATGTATGTGAAAGTAGCGGCTGTGGCAGCCTGCTGGCCACCTGGCACTTGCAGTGCGCCTGCACTGTAATATGCGTCCGCAGCATCTGCTGTTTGGCTGTTGCCACCGTACAACACATCGTATGTCACAGCATCCACTATCAGTCCAATGTCTCTGCGGCATTTGGTTTGATTGTAAGTCAATGCGGGATAATTTATAGTGATGTAGGCAATGCCTTCTTCAATAATAAAACTTCTATTGGCCTGTATAATGGCCAATGCTTTGGGCTTGTTGGCATCCACACCCACAGGGCTGGGGTACACATAAGCAGGAGCTGTTCCACCTGCCATGATGGCCAGTATGATGTCAAAGTTGTTGCTGACCAGGGTGCGTTGTGCGCCCGCTGTCATCAGTGCCAGCACAGCAGTTTTGGCAAAGTTCACGCCGGCCAAGGTCTGTGGTAGTTGGCCGCTGATCACCACACTGGCAGTGGCCAAAGTGTAGCTGATGCCGGCCTGTATGCTTTTGTAATTGGTGCCAAACATCATGTCGTCAATTACTGCGTCAATGATTAGGCCCACATCACGTGAACATTTGAACTCATTGAACTGAAAGGTTGGATAAGTTTTATAAAGATAATTGATAGTGTCTATCTGTACTTTGCTCTTGCCATCCAACACTGTTTGTCTCAAATTGATAGCAGTGGCTGATTGGTTTGAATAGCTGGGTGTAACAATTGCAGTGGCAGCCACTGTGAATGCTGTGCTACTGGCCACTGTGTAATAAGTGCTGTCACCTGCAAACAGCACAGCATCGCCCACATTGGGACGAGTGGAAAGATTGTATATGACAAACGAAGTACCAGCTGTTGCACCATTGAGTTTGCCTGTGTATAGCACAGTGCTGACTCCGTCTGACTTTAGTGCATAGTTGCCAAAACTGCTGTTGCTATTGGTAATGGAACAAAACCCGCCGCTCTCACACAAAAAGCCCACAGAGCAACAGATTGTGAACACTGACACCAGCTGTGCGTTGCCTCTGTTCAGCATGTGAATACCAAGGCCGCCTTGGTTGTATTGTGTAAACGCATCCACCACCATGGATCTAAGTCCACTTGCATAAGCACCGTCCACTCTCATGCCAGCACCAGTGGTGGTCATTGATGTGCAGTTTTGCACATATGGGCTGGTGTGTATGATGCCTGCACTGCCGTCTGGATTGAATGCCACCGCTGCTCCGGGACTTTCGTGATCTTTGAAAGTCATGTGTGCAAGATAGGATCTGTTGTTTACCCAGAACAAGTCCAGTGTTTTGTTCAAGGGGCGCACTGTGACAGTGCGTAGGTCGTCGCCCACAACAGCCACACCTGCTGGCACAGTCATGGGGTTGGTTTCTGTATAGTCTCCGCTTTTGACAAAAATGGTAGTGCCGTAGGCAGCTACGGCTAATGCAGCCCCGATTGTGAGTTTTGAATATTGCAGCGATGACCCTGTATTGGCATCGCTGCCGCTTTTGCTCACATACAGCACGTTGGTGGCTGTGCCCACAGCAGGGTCAGCACCCAAAGTGATATCTTGAGATCCGTCAAATGCAATACCGTTGATGTTGCGGGCAGCTATCAGTTTGGTTGCAGTAGCGGAATTGCCTGCCAACACATAACCTTTTAGTGCTGCCAACGTGGTTTGTTCAGTGGTCAGTGTAGCACCTACAAGTGCGTTCAATGCAACTGTGTTGGCATCAGCAAGAGTACTGGCCGATGGTAGTTCTGAAAATTTTATGCTCATACATGTATTTATTACTAAAGACTAGACTACATGCAGTTCGCAACATCAAAAGCTGTTGTTGAACCAGCCTATCTTTTTGCCCCGAATAACACGATTATCATGTTCTGCAACACTGCCAGGGAACCGCCATGCCCATACTGCCACAAAACACATGAATATGCCTGTGTAGCACACAACTTTAGTGGGCACAGTAAAGCTCATGATGATCAAACTGGTGCTCATCATGGCCAGCATAAAGAATTTCATCCTAGTGGGGAACACACGTTTTTCGTTCCAGTTGGTTAGGAACGGTCCAAAAATCTTGTGATTGTACAACCAGGCATGCATCCGGGGTGAACCTTTGGCAAAGCAATAGGCCGCGGCCACCACAAAGCAACTGTAGGGTATGCCGGGCGTGACCAGCCCAACATACGCCATACCTAAACTAAGGAATCCTAATACTGTCCACAGCACCCGTTTCACAGTATGAATTGTGACCATTCTTTGTACCTTATGTTGTCAAATCCCAACTTCTTGCGCTTGTTTACCAGTTCGTAGAAATCTGGCTTGTAAGGTTTGATTCGTGGTTTCCAACCCTTGGTGCTGTCACTCTTGTTGCTGTTGCAAGGAGCGCAGGCAGTGGTGCAATTGTCCCACACACTTTTGCCACCTTGGCTAACAGGATGCACGTGATCCAGTGTTGAATCCTTGCGTTCGATCTTGTTGCCACAGTACTGGCATTCACCGTTGTCACGCAGGTACACATTGCTACGACTGAATCGCACTGTGACCTTTGGCTTCATGTACTCATGCAGCATCATGACACTGGGCACTGCTGTTTCCCAAGTGGCTGAGCGTACGGTCCAACCATCGTGCCATAGCAACACATCGGCCTTGTCCAGAACCATGTATTTGATAGAATCTTCCCAAATTATAGTGCTTAACGGCATGTATGAAATTGGATTGCCGTCGGCGTTCAACAATAGTGTGTCGGCCATTTTGTTTACCTTTTTAAGTTGTGTTACAGACCCAACCTATGAAGAATATATATTATACGCTCACTGTGTATTTAAGTCAATATCGATTACAGCAAGATGTTTTGGGCAAACTCTAACCCACTGCGATCCAAGCACTTGCACCACTGGTCTTTTTGATCTGATTCAAAAACCAAATCCCAATCTGCTTGGCTGGTGCACCAACTGTTTTCGTGTTTCCAAGGAGCAGTGCCTTTCATTTCAGCTTCCAACTGTCCAGGACCCCAGCCACACAGACCCAAAAACATTCTCCAATATTTGGGATGGTCGCCCATGCTTAGTCTGGGCACAATGTCATCAGCACTGCTTAAACTAAAGTGTTGGTTGATCCTCAGTGTGTTTTTACTGCGCCATTCAGGACTGTGTAAAAAACTAAGGCTGTGTTGACTTATGGGCCCGCCTTGGTACACATGCCCTGGCACAGCCAACGGGGTACCAATTTGAGAGCCGAAGTTTTCAATTGACATTGAGCTGCGTTTGTTTAACACAACCCCAACACTGCCATTTGAGTGATGTTCTGTTATCATTATCACAGTCTTGTACCAAAAACTGCCTTTGATCACCGGAGGTGCTATTAATAAATTTCCTACTAGATTCATGTAGGTATTTACCTTATGCTGCAAACACACTTTGACCTTTTACTTCTCCTCCTTTGGCTAATAGTTTTTGTTTATAGCTGATCGAGGCTCTGCCTTTGTATGCAGCATCTATGTTGGATGTAAAGTTTATAATATTGTGCGGCACGCCGGGCAGTACTTTAATAGCAGCATTTGATATTAATTTAAGATTACGAATTGGTAAACTTTCTAGTCTACTTGCTTCTCGTCCGCTGGCACCAGTAACTGGTTCAAATTGGCTTGGTGCTGTAACAACACTCATAACAGTTCCGCCCCATGTGCCTTTTCTAACACGATTCAATATGGCTCCTAGCACATATCCGCAACCGTCTAAAGATGCTTCTTCTGCACCGGTAACTTTAACCAGTGCAGTCCATTCTTCATCACTCATTTTCCTGCCGAGATACTTGTCAGAACTTTCTCTAGCTTCTTGAACAGTAGCATCATTAGTTGTTAATAGATCACCAACTGAAGCAGTTTCAGATCCACCTAGCTGACTGGCTTTGACATCTGAAGAAGTGCTCTTGGTCAAGCCTTTGGCCAGTGACGGCTTGGCCATAAGCATTTTGTTCATGGCCCCCACAGTGTCTGGTCCAGGATCGCCGTCCACAGTTAATCCAGCAAATGCTTGAAACTTTTCAACTGCTTTGGTTGTGTAAGGTCCACGAATGCCGTCAACACCAGCAGAACCCAAATCATATCCCAATGCTTGCAATAGTTTTTGCACATCTGCTACTTCAGTACCACGACGTCCTTGAGGCACAGCTAGACTGAATACTTCGTTGGCTTTGCCGGCTTGGTTCTTTTGTCCTTTTTTGTCAGTGGGTTTCTTGACATCTGCACCAGGTGTGACGGGTTTTGCTGCACCAGCTGTGGCTGGTTCATTGCTGTTGCCCAACAAGGCCACGATCTTGGCTGCTGCTTCTTTGTATGCGTTGGGAGTAGCGTGTACTCCATCTGACAAGCCTTGCCCTTCCAAATCCACAATGGGCACACCCACTGCAGATTTGATAGCTTGTCGCACCTTTTCCTGATACTCGCCGCCATAGTAAGGTTTGATCTTTGGGTCACCGTTGGGAAACAGCACAAACACAACTTTGCATCCTTTTGCACGGGCTGCATTCACTATGCTGGCCACATTGCTGGCTATCTTGCCTGGATCCACCAAAGGAGTTTTACCCTTGCTGTCTTGGAAAGCTCTTGAGCTGTTGGCTGCATCATTACACCCTTGTGCAATCACCACATTGGAGCCATTTGGAGCGTTCTCAATTCCAGTGACATGACCGTGATAGTTGCCACTGTAATTTGTTCGGCTGGTACTGGGTTGGCCACCATGTGCAAGATTAATTATGCCTTTGCCGTAGGCAAGTCCTTCTGCATGGCTGTCTCCGATGGCATACACAGGTGAGTTGTTTTGCTGGGCTTCAGTTATGATGTCTAAAATTTTCATCAGTTTATTGGCCTTTACGGGTACCGTAATCAGGCAGCGGGCCACCGTAGGTCTTGCCCTTAATCTTTTTGCCGCCCACTGTGATTCTCACCTTGGCATTGCCGTGCCCAATCAAATGACTCTTTTCGCCGTCTCTAGCACGAAGCCCTTGGCTTTTACAGCTGGCTAGATTGCTGGCACCCAGTTTGTCGTCGGGCTTTCTGCTGACACACAGCGCATGTGAGGCCTTGCCGTGTTCCAATAAATCGCCACAATTTGGGCAAAGGTTTTCGCTTAGTTCGAATATTTTCATGATGTTGTATTTATTGATTTTGTTGGGGCACTGCATTGCCAGCTGTGGCAAAGTTCTGCACCGTTGCTTTGCGATTTTGTTTGCCTGCGGCTCCTATGGTGTCGGCTTGCCCACGCACAGTCATTGCATAAGGATTGTCAGCATATTCGGGAGCATTGGGATTGGCATCAATCTTTTCTTTTTCAGCACCCGCAGCAAAGGCAGGAGCAGCCAATAAAGTAGCTGGAGTCATAGCTGTGGACATGGAGCCAAGAGCTCCTCCAGTGGCTGAAGCAATTTTGGGAATTTTGTTAACAATACTGGCCACTGTGGCCGCAGAGCTGGAATTACTCAGCGCATCTGTCACAGCTCTGAATGCCTCAGGTGAGCCCTTGAGCCAAGGCAGCAAGGCCTGTACAGCACCTATAGTTGCCAATGTTCTATTTTTGGCAAGATTCTGAACAGCTTGTATCAAGCCAGGAACTGATGCCATGCTGGACGCTAGTTCTTTGTCTATCACATGCTCAGCAGCTTTTCCCACACCATAGCCTGCGCCAGTTGATGCAGCAGCGGTGGCTTGCGCACTGGTTACTTTGGGTAATTTAACTTCGTTAGTGAATTCATGTGCTCTCATAGTTACTTATTTATTGATTTAAATATTCAAACACGTTGAGCCATTTGCGGCGTCCTATGGTGTTTTTTAAATGTGTTAAATCTGCTTTAGTAACAGTTCTCATACGGGCTTTTTCTTCTTCGGGCACAGCTATCAGTTCAATTTGCACACCCTCTTGTTCAGCTATTTCTTCTGCAATGTCCAGAAAACTGTGTGCCAGTCCAGCACCACAATTCCAAATGCCACTGCCCTTGACAGTTTTGATAAAATCAATGTGCAAGCGACAAACGTCACCCACCCAAGTCCAATCACGCTTGATGTGTTCAGCAGTTTCCCACACTGTGATCTTGCCTTCTTTACGAGCTTGGGTACGCCATTTTTCTATTGCATTGACCCGTGTTCCACGCAGATGGTTATAGCGTCCGTACACATTGAAGTAACGGAATCCCTGTACATAGATGCAGGGGCTTTGCTGAAATACCCAACGATCAAACAGATACTTGCTCCAAGCATAGGGTGTTTGTGGATTGCATGGAGCAAATTCGCTGAAGTCTTTGGTATCACCGTACACGCTGCTGCTGCTGGCATACTGCAAGTTCACGCTGTGACGATTGCATTCTGCGAACAACCATTGACTGAACTCTAGATTCTGCTTCAATACCACATCCACATCTGTACAAGTCATATCAGCAATGGCACCCAAATGTATTACCCAATCATAGTCAGTGACATCGGGTCGTGCAGTTGGATGCCAGTCGTATCCGTCAACATGCCAGCCTTCTTCTTTTTGAAGCCAAGCCAGCATGTTTGATCCTATAAAACCTCTGTGCCCAGTAACCAGTATCTTCATACTGATATTTACTGTTTATGTCTTACGTCATGGTTAATCACGGTCTTTACCCAATGGCAAAATGAACAGTATGCATTGATATTTTCTTTGGCATCCGATCCGCCATCTGCTTTGCGAAAATCGTGGTCTCCGTGATTGTAGCGACGTTTGATTTCGTGCTTTTGATCTTCTGTCAATACTATACCAAAAAATGCTTGTGCCTTTTTCCATCTTGGATCAGTATTGATATCTTGTTCACAGCATTCACAAATATCTGCTCTATGAAAAGTATGCGGGCGATGAATTTTGCCATATCCGCCATACTCCACACATTCAAGTTGATGCAAGCGACACAAGCTGTCGCTGCCAGGACCTTCGAACAGGGTCAGTCCTGTATTGCATCCTTCAATACTGCACACAGATTTTAGTCTAGCTTGTTCCACAAGGACACTGAATCCTTTTTGTTTATCTTTGTTCGGGTCGCGAAATGTTTTCATATTACCACAAGTCCTTTGCAGAAACAGTAAATCCATTGTTGGCAGAATAGTTAGGAGTTTTTAGCTTGGTGCTTTTTCTAATCTGTGCGATCAGGAATGGAATGCCCGTGCGCATCTCTGATGTGAATCCACGCAATCCTGAATCAGCATAGGACTGTGGATTGGCATTTGCATACCAAGACTCGTAGGACATTTTGACTTTGTCCCAGAACGGACCATTGGGCCCAAAGTCAGCATCAAAATTTTGTTTTGTAAAATTCACAAACTCCAGTAGATAGGCATCATCTACAGTAACACCCTGCTCATGACACAGGTTAAAGTATTCGTACAACTGTCTAGCTTCCTTGGGTTCCACAGGACGTTGCTGATTCAAAAAACTCCAATACTGTGCAAACATGCGAGTCACTGCTGGATGCTTGCGTGTCTTCAAACTCTTGCTCATCAGTGTATCTGCCAGCAATGTGAACGCACCCGGTTGGTCTTCATCGCCAAACTTTGCATGCGTGGCAAACAAGCCAGCAGCCGCAAGATAATCATTCTTAAGTGCGGTATCAACCCACTCTTGATCGTCTGCTTTATCAATTTTGACACCAAATACCATCTGAATATACTTGTCGATAAAGTCCAACTCTCGTTTGGCATCACCGTTAAGCAAAATAAAGTTACGACGAATTTCTAATTTGTGTTTTACACTGTACACCACTACCGGAACAAGGGTGTTGGCAGTTTGTTCACCAAACACTTTGGTAAGAATAATGTAAAGTGTGATGGCAGTGTGCTGCCCATCCCATGCTATGTAGTAGCCAGGTTTGTTTTCATCTTCATACACTTGAATAGCCATGGTCATTGTGCTACGAAAGTGTTGAAGAATACTCAATATGTGTCGCAGATCAAGACTGCGTTGCATGGTGGCGTCAATTAGGATCTTGTCCATCGGAACCATAATTGCTTTGCACAAGTTAAGGTCGGAGAACGTTAACCAATTTGCATGTCTACGTTTGTATTCGTCCACCATTGCGGTCAACATGTTCACAAACACTGGAGCAAATTTAAGTGCATCTGCTAGACGTTGTTGCAACGTGACAAAATGACTAGTTGATTTGAGATAACGCCCGTTGATTGTTTGAGCGTGGGTACTTTGTGTCATAATATAATTTCCTTTTGTGGGCTTCTCTTGCCCTATTGTTTGGTCTTCTCTTGACCGTTATCACACAGCAGAATTACTATGCAACATAGTTATTATACTATCCAGTAATCAGGCAGTCAACTGTACTTGAATTCTTTTGGAATCAAAATGCCCAAATTGCTAGCTTGCTTGCGCAGTGCAGCCAACTTAGCCACTGTAGGACCTTCCCATGCAATACTGTACGCATAATCAAATGTGTTACCAAACACAGATGCTTCCAGCCATCTTAATTCGTTTTTGCTTTTGATTAGAAATTCAACCCATGCTCCAGCTGTGTTTGTTATTTGAACACGCTCATTAAAGTATTTGTGCAAGTACAAATCTATGGTCCGCATGTTAATTTATAAGTGGACGGAATCGGCGGGCAAACACCTCCCAGCGGCAATTGAACTCCTGCAGGGTAGCTTGATTAACGTAAGTTACCCATGTGTCATTGTTTTCAGCTGGGCAGTACAGTGCAGTCACTACAAATTTAATGCCATCAACACTGATCCACTCTTTGATGGATTTTTGTGCGTTGATCAAATCTTCTGTGGTGTATGTGGTCATAGCATGTTTCCTGGATCTGCTTGTTCGATGATGTCCAACTGCTCCCAAACATATTTCAATAGGTCTTTACCCACAGCTGGCTCCATGGTCATCAGCAGTGTGACACGACTCAACAGCATAGCAGTGACGCTGTGTGCTTCAAACACATCTTCATATTTGAATATCAGCGTGTCCAATTCATCAATAAAACTGTTCAAAGCTTCTGGGTTATCCATTCACTATCATCCTTATCAATCCAGTTGTGTCTATACTCACCAGCAAGATGTAGTTAGCCAGCATGCCAAATGATTTCCTAGTATAACTAGCCCAAGCATACATAGCACAGCCAGCAATCCAAACAGGATACAAAGCAAGTAAGGGAGGGCTTGGCACAGTGAGTGCCATAGTGATCGAACATCCAACGCTGATCGCCCAAGCCAAAAGCTCAATAGCGAAACGATAAGGATTAGTGCGATAGTCATCTCGGATCCAATCAAATGTGGGTTTTAATATATTATCAATCATATAGTATTTTAGCACAAAATACCAATCAATACAACAATCTTGAAATAAATACTTGATGAAAATCATAGAAATTATTCAAGAAGGCGGCTGGACCACTGGAGATAATCCAGGTATCCAAGCCAAAGTGGTAAAGCATGGCATGGCCGCAGTTGAACATTTTCTCAAAGATTTCAACCCTTGGTTAGCACAGCAAAATTTAGGCCCAGTTCAAATAGGGCACCCTACTGGATCAGCTGCATATCACCAATTGGATGACCCGGAAAACACCATCTACGGCGACATGGATCTGCAGATCATTATCCCAGACATGCCTGAATACGACAACCTAACCAGCGGACAAGTACAAGGACGTTGGGCCACACTGATTGACAAGTTTATACACAGTCACACCTTGAGCTACATAGACCCAGCAGAAAGCAAAGGCAGTCAGCCCATGTTCATTTTGAGTAGTGGTGACAAGGTGCAAGTGGACTTGATGCCGCATCCAGTCAAAACAGCTGAATGGGGACGATTCCGTGCCACAGGCGAGCACGGACTGAAGGGCCTATTGAACGGCAATATCTTTGCCACCATGAGCGAATTGATTCCAGTCAACTTGCAACACAAAGGTGTACAGTACAAAACTATAAACGGCAAAAAAGTCAGTTACGGCAAAACGCTCAAAGGCTATGACCTACACACCTTGGGCACAGATATCAAAACATGGATACTGGACATATTCCAGCATGAAGCACAGCAGTTGGGTATTCGCAATCCGCAGATTGATCCGCTGTTGCAAGCCAATCCAGGTGTTGATGTGAACGATGTCAACGTGGAACGACAAGTGAACGGCATCAAAGGATTTGCTCGTAGCTGTGAACTGAACAAAATGTTTGGACAGGGTGACTTGGAACAGTTCAGTTCAGCCGATGACTTCTTGCAAAAGTTCACTCATCACTATGTGGAGAAATCACAGCATGCCATCACAGCACCCAAACGTGACAAGGCCAGCACAGCTGCCAGTCAAGCCCGTGCTGTGAAAGATCGTGCAGCACTGGCCAGTGGTTTGGAATATGTTAAAAAATTGTTCGCAGGCCAGGTTGCAGGACAGCGATACCAAGACTATAAATCCAGTCAATAAAAAACCCACCGAAGTGGGTTTTTCTTCAGCTAACAAACAGCTTACAGACCCAATGCCAATGCGCGATAACCTGCGGCCACCAACTTGCGTGTAGGGCGATCCAAATGATACTCAGTCACTGTGACACCGTTGCCAGCTACTTGACTACGTGCATAGATAGCATGACCAGCTTGACGCAGGCGCGATGCTTCAGCTGACAAATTCTTGATGCCAAAACTCTTCTCAGCTTGTGCTGGTGTGAATTTGCGGCCTTCTTTGAATGCTGTCAACAGTTTGTATGCTTTGGTTTCTTTTGAAATTGTTTTCATCTTTAGTTCCTTTTAGATTAGACTGAAATTAATCAGTTAACGTATTGTACATGTGATTACAATCTATTGCAACAAGTTTGGTGGATCTCAACAACGGATCTTACCGTTTTAATAATCAAGTGTGTTGAATGACATATTGAAGGATATGCTGTTTCTTTCAAATACCGTGGAGTTTCTGCGCACGCCATGCACCAAATATCCAGGAAAGATAATGATCTTTCCAACTTCTGGAATTGTGGACCAGGATGTGTTTTGTTTGAATATCAGTGAAGACTCAGCTTCGCCCACTGGAGTTTGAAAGAAAATATTGCCGGAATCTGGAGTTGCCCGATAGTAATACACTCCAGATATGTGTGCAGATCCATGAGTATGGCACTGTGAATAGTCGCCCTGTTTGAACGATGTTATCCACGACTCCATTAAATAATTTGTATCAAAACCAAAATTCAAAGACTGGCAATACTGTTTCACATGTGCAAGTATGGCTGTTTTGACATGTATCAATTTCAGTTGATCTATTATGTTGCCAGCAAAGTCTTTGTTTGTTACACCATGGGTGCCATCAAACCATGTGGAAGTTATAAACTCCAATGTGGGATACACGTTTTCAAATTCTGCCTGAACGAGAGTTTGCAACTCATCTCTGACAAAATCCACATATATCGGAGTAGGGAACAGTTCAGCTATTGGCACGATGTTCTGTGTTGGGAGCGGGATACCAAAATGTTTTTTCTGGATAGCGTGCTGCGGCTGCTTGGCTGGCCAAATGTTCATTTGGTCCTTGTGCTAGAAATTCGCCAGTCACATGATCGTAAGCATATATTTGCTCGTTCACTTGCTCCAAGTGTAGTTGTGTTGCACCTTCTGGCATGCCGTCATCTTCACTGTTGTTGATGGCTTTGATCTGATTCAGCAGTCTGATCATTCTATCAGGATCTTTGCTTAGGTTGTTGCTGAACTGAAACAAGGCCCAGTACTTGCCAATATAAAATGCAACAGCAGCTATGCAAAAATAAGGCGCAAATTCAAAAAATATATCCATGGGGTTCTCCGTGTGATAGAGTTATTTAATCAATTCTAAGTTGATGATTTTGGCCACCCTGGCACCCACGTCTTCACCACTGGGAATCACATAGGTTTGATGGTCATGTCGTTCTCTTGTATCATCATAACGGCGCACGTTCAGGATGCGTCCGCCCACTGCACAAGTGAGTTCAAAACTAATACGATTGTGTCCTTCTGGATAGCTGCTGTCTACCATTTGTTCTGATCCTATGGTGTTCATTTTCATTCCTTTCATGTAGCTATGATTTTTTTCGTTACGCACATACATGTCTGTTTCGTCGTGTTGCTCTTTGCTATCCCATGGGTTTTTTACTTGCGTGTAAAACCACTTGTCAAACCATTTCATTGCAGTTTCCTTGGTGTGCTATCGTCTTGCAGGGCTTGAAAGATTTTGTCCGCAACTTCAGGATCTGTTTCAATAAGATCCTCGATATCGATAGTGTTCATTGCGCCAATATCACCGCTTTCAAACATGTGTTGAATTTGAGCCACCATTGCATCCAGTTCCTCCTGGGTGCCATTGAACTCATCGAAGCATCCAGGTGCAAATTCGATCTTCATTTTGCCATCTTGATCTTCTTCAATTTCTACCATGCCTTCTATTTTGCGCTTAGTCATTTTTGGAATGTTCTTCCTGTGTTGACTGTGTTTCAAATGCTGCTCTAGCCAGTTGCAGTTGATCTTCGTTGAGTCCGTGCCATCCAATACAATATCCAGTGGGGCTGCGCCCACAACCACACTTGCCAAATTCTTTGGCATCTTCTTTAACTCTTATTTGCATTTTGTATCCTTGATATGATTTCCTGCGCTTGTGTGAATTCTTTGCGATCCAATTGAGCTTCGATCACCTGTTCGTAATCTTCTCTAAGTTGGCGCATGTATGGCCGCATTTTCTGTGTGGCATAGGGTTGTGTCCAACGAAAAGTATAAAGATGTTTGGGTTCCATAGTCAGCTCTGTGATTGCAATAATTTATTATACTATTTTACATTGTTGCAGTCAAATGTATGTCCCCACTTAATCCACCAATATGTGTAGTTTTTGGGTGCGAGCTCTGCTTCAATGGTGTACATCCAACCATAGCTATCAGGGCATCGGTGCCATATGGGTTTTTGAATGGCATTGTTCATTATCCAAATTCCCATGTCAGTTTGTTGCCATTCCCATATGCGTTGTGCCACAAACAAGTCGGGATCCTCTATTTCTCCCAAGCGTATTGTATGCACTATAACTGTGTGCATTACCCTTTGCTCCATTTGATGGAGTACCAAGTGGCCCACTTGTCTTTGTAAAATGTAAAAACTGTGTGTCTTGGATTCACTAGATTGAACCCGGTGTCATCGTACTGTGCATTGTAAAATGCAAAGTCAAAATCTTCGCCCTGCACCAGTCCGGCTTTGCGCATTTCCCTAACAGTGGTCATGATCAAATCTGGCTTGTCGTGACTTACAGTGACTTTTTTCATAGCCACCGCAACGCAAACCAATTGGCATGCTTTTCATTATCAAATGAGAATTTGTATGCAGGAGTGCTATCCCTTAGAAATCCATCGTACACACATTGCCAAACTCCGCTGTATCCAAAGTCTGAGCGATCAACAATACTGAATCTTATGCCAAACTGTTCGTGGCACCATGAGCACATACGTTCAATCTCAATGTTGGATCTATCACGTATCAAAACTTTATGTGGCAATCTAGATTTTTTATCAATGTTATTCATGTCCATCTCAACACAAACCAATTGGCATGATTCTGAGTTTCAAAAATATATTCAGTTTGTTCAATTTCATATGCTGCATGATATTCTTTTCTTAACCATGCTTCCATGCCCATGTAAAAGTCATAATCTAACCATGGCCTTGTGCGTTGGGGATCGTTTGGATAAGGGCCTGCACCAGTTGTATCGTACAGTGCTTGATTCTCTTTCCACACTTTGCGATAATAAAAATCACGTACTTTGTTTTCATAATCTTTTGTTGGTAACTTGATCATTACGAACTCCATCTCAACACAAACCAATCTAGGTCTTTTTTGTTCTTGAACCAAAACTCGCCGCGGTTAAGAAACCAACAAGATCCTTCTCGCCATAATCCGGGAGTAATTTTTTCAGCTGCAGGACCAAAGTTATCGTTCATCCAAGGCATGATCTCGTCCCACAGGGTTCCCGCGTTTATGACCTCAGCTGTGTAATAATCAGTTACGCCTGCCATTGCTGTTGCTGTACGTATTTCTAATCTATGCTCAACAGTATGAATTAGTATACGCCAGCGGGCACCATCATATACTTCCATCTGATCAAGATCTTCGTTGTGCCTCATTGCTCCCTGTACCAACTTGGCTGCGCCTACTGATACGCTATTTGGTTTCTGTTTCATTTGTGTCTCTCAAGCCCCATCGTAAGATAAACCAATTGGCATCCTTTCTTTGTTCAAATATAAAGTGTTTACCATTTCTGCGGTATTCTCCCTTAATATTTTTTGTGATCCATTGTTCAATGTCCGAATCAGTTTCTTTGTTTTGTAGATTATCAATATTGGCCATGTGCCAGCCTCGATCCCTGAATGTTGTCACACTGAGGAACCATGCCATTTCCGTATCGATCTCTCTAGATATTTCTTTAGATCGCAGTGCAGTTATGGTGTCTTCAAGTTGGGGAGTTGGCGTGTTCCGTGAAAATGAATAATTTGTTGTGTGCTTCTTCATGCACTCCACCTCAATACCATCCAAATGTACAATTTGCTGGATATCACATATTCATAACCAGTCCATCCGGCCTCAAGACATTCAGCTGGTTTCCACATATGGATTGGCTGTTGCTCTATCCAATCAGCAATGTCACTAACAACCGAAACAACGCAATGGTCATGCGGCGGAACAAATGCCGTATTAGTAACAATCTGATGACTGGGTCTCGATAAGTATGGCCTGTTCTGAGTTGGAACAGTCAACTTAAAAATCTTTCCAAATGGACCAGTCATGACCTTTTTAATTAATTTTGCTTTATTTCTAGTCATATGCTCCACCTCAATTTGAACCAAGTTGCTGTGGGACTGTCTGGAATATTAATCATAATGTCCAAAGGTTCAGATATTTCATTGGGCACAACACCGCTGGTCAACAGTCTAGCTATTACCACATACTCAATGCCGTGTTGGTCGCACCATGCCAGCATGCCCGGATATTGCCAAACATTCTTCACTAAGGTCATTATGACCACCTAATCAGAAACATGGTTATTTGCTTTTCGCTAGCGAACTGCCATACATTAAAACTCATGCGAGTTCCGCAATGACATTCTTCCGTCCACGCTTGTACTGAATCCATATCCGACTCATTAAGTCCACGTCCGAAGCCGCGAGAGCTTATATCATCAGCGTAGGCCTGTAGTTTAAGTCCCGGCAGTCTTTGCCATTTGATTTTAGGATCCAATACCATGCCATTGTACTGTTTGATATGATCAATCATCGACTTACCCAATTGTTTACCTCTATGATAAACCAGTGGCTCGCTGCTACTGATTTTGTCTACTAGGGTTTGTTGATAAGGATAGAGTCCAGCCATGGCTTGCATGCCTCCCAAGTGCGATAGATATGTGAGTGTCCGCCAGCACGAGTCCATTCTTCACAGTTGCTGACACGGTCGTCGATCAAGATATCACCTGGTTTGCAGTGTTGCCATTTGTCATGACTGTATGGGCCAATAAACATAGGTATACCAGGAAAGTGGTTGTCGCACCAGTGCACCTTGTCATACACCGCAAATGGCACATCATTGCCGTGCGGCAGTGCTGTGAGAAATGCCAAGCCGTCTGCTTGTTTGTTGCTAACGGCCTCCAGACAATATTGCACCAAGTCCAGTGCATTGTCTTTCAATGGCAAGTCTTTGTAAAAACGAGTCTTGGCTTTGACCTTGTTCCACTCTGCATCTGGAATACGTTCACCATAGTTCCAGTTGCGGTTAACAATGGCACGGGCTGTGGCCATCCAATCTGCCACTACATCATCTACATCCAAATAAATTATCATTGTGTTTCTTCTTTGGGATCTTCTTTGGGAATGTTATCAATCCAACGTAGGATAAACCAATCACGTTGTGCTTCTGTTTTGAAACTCCATAAACTTGGACCACCACAAAAACCACAATGATTTTCCTTGGCCCAGGCCATCATCTCTTCCACAATCTCAGGTTCAGGATCTTTGGGAAATGACAAGCCCGGAAGATTAAACATTCCAACTTTGATGTGTTTCAATTCAACTGCCTTTAGAGTAACACGTGAACTTCAGGAATAATAAAAATAGGTGTACGGTCTCTATAACCTTCAAACACATACTTGTGATCTGTCAGTTGCTTCAACAATGGTGCAAGATCCGAGGCATTCTGTGTACTGGGCCAGTGAACGTGCGCATTTATCAACAAGTAGTCAACTGTGGGTTTGGGTTTGAAATTGTCATCCTCGATCAATTGAAATCTAAAGATGTGTGTCAGTTCTTCCAGTGTCATGCATTCTCCTAATAATTTGGTGTGGTGTAATTCTTGTGTTTCTTGTACATGGCAAAACCATCTGCGCCATAACTGGGACAAACCAATACAAATTCAGGCATATGATCATGCCCCTTGCCCCCAACTTCGCCGCAGATAAACGGACGATCAACGCCATACAAACGCTTGAGCTCTTCCACAAGCCTAGCGTTCTCTTTGCGCAGTTGTTCAAGTTCCTCTGTCATGTGACTGTTCCGAATACTTTAATAAAAACATAGTATACTTTCTTTCATTGTTAAAATCAAGCTGATGTAGATCATGTAACTAGCCAAACTATAAACAGATAAGTGATGCTGTGGGCCAATTGATCCGCACCCAACCATGCCCAAAACTTGGGATTCTCCACTGTGTATTTCCAATGTTTGTTGATATTGTTTTTGGTCCAATCGATATGATAATGCAATACAAAATCAATCATGCCCAGCAACACAGATATTTGAAATGATCTAGTAAACAGTCCAAAGATAATAGCTGTGGCCACTCCATGCTTGATGCTGTGCATCAGCCCGTGTGCATTGCCGTATATGCCTTTGCCTTCAACTTCTGCCATGCTCTGATTCACAAAATCAATGTACCAGTGCTTGACAAACAACAATCCCAACAGTGTATAAATCGAATCAAACATAACAATCTCCTTGCTGTAAGTGTACTATATTTTAAATGACTGTACAATCAATTCGGGAAAAGTCAGATGCAGCATGGTTATCCATCTGCTGTCTTTCACATGCAGCACTTGCTCGTTATGCGAAAATGCCACCAGGCACCAATCCTTATGCTTTGTGCCCAAATGCAGTTCACACCATGCATTTAGATCTTTGAAAGGCTGGCTGTATGATTGCCCGCACTTAAATATGATGTGGTGATCAAAATTTTTTAAGTATCTGGCAATGTCAGGATTGAGTCCCACATGATGATCAGCTACCGTCAAGTAATTCTTTTTTGTCGATGTCATTCTCTACAAATTTAGCCAGTAATTCAAAGTTGTCCTCTGCCTTCTTCAATTTCTCCAGTGCTTGCATCAGGGCTGGATTATGTTGAGCCAATGTCAGTCTATTCATGGCCATGGTGCGCTGTGTTTTTGCCCAGCTTATCACATCCAGTGTTTCTTGATCCAGCTGAACCATGGCATAGCTAACTGGTAAATTGATCCAAGATCCGTTGGTGTAATATTGTATATCATTGCTGTTGATACGCAATACGCCATTAAAACTGTCGTTGGGATTGTGCAGAGAGGGCACTCCTGTGGAGTATACTCCACTGACCTGTACTCCGTTGGACCCTTGTAATCCTTTAATCATTTATTGATCCCGTTGCACCAGTGGCTTATCCAACTGGTTGTGCTGACTGAGATAAAACATAGACAGCTTCAGCATGGCACGAGCATGCTCCACATCGCATGGACAAATTACCAATTCTCCATTGCGCAATCTACGCAGTTCCTCAGTGTCTTGAATGGCTCGGGCTTCCATCTGTTCAAAGTCTCGAGCCATTCCCGATAGCTCAATTTGGTTGCAATTGAGCATTATGGTTTAGCCTTGCCAAGAGTTGGGCCATGCCTGGTTGGCATTTTCCTGTACTGGCGCAGTGAATGCTTCGTCAGCATCCACACCCAGTTCACCCACCACAACATACTTGCAAGCACGACCTTTGCTGTTGTTGTAGTCAGTTGGGATACTTACCACATCCGCAGGATTGACCTTAAGGATCATTGTGCGGCTAGTGCTGTCGCCAAAATTTGGCAAGTATTCCTTTGAACAGAAATGCAGGCCCGCTGAGCAGGTGCGGTCCTTGTCGTCGTCCACTTGGTTACGTTCCATTTCACAGGTTGCACCAATTGAATTGTTGAACGTGCCGCTGTGAATGTCCATGTAGTCGTCACGAACTTTCTTGTAAGAAAGGAAACAACCATCTGGAGTAATTGGCAAGCTGTTCTTTTCCAAGAAGCCGTACAGTTCATCCACTGCACGTTTGCTGGAATTTTTCATCAAGTTTTCCATGAACAGCACCAGCGGTTCCACTGGAAAACCATCCTGCAACATCTGCACCATGCGAGTTGACAACGAATTGTGCATCTCTGCACCTTTCCAGAACAATGTGTCGCCCTGAACACTGACATTGCCCGCACCGTAATTGATCACAACCTTTTTGGGTTCAATCACATCTTTCACAGTGTTCCAGTCGTCAGCCTTGATAGCCTCTAGAACCTTGTGATAGGTCATGTGGGTTGAACTGATAGTGTGACTGTTGTTGCCGATCACAACAACAATATTTTTACCTTGAATAATATATGGATAAGCCATTTTAGTTTACACCTTTTTGTGTGTCGATTAAGTTGATATATGCACTAACTTCTTGATTTGGAGCACTACGCAAGTACTGCAACAACGGATAACGTTCATGAACAACTGCGCATTGTTTGGTAAACGTGTCTACTGTGTCTTGTGGATTAAAAGTAACACCCTTGGCATACACACGGCACAGATTCTTCAAACTCTGTTCACTGTAGCAAATCTTTGTAAATCCTTTAAACTGGCTGACCAGTTTGATATATGGACTGTTTGTATTTGCCACACTGTTCACAATATAAGTATTGTAACTGAGTAAATTGTAATTGTCAACAGCCTGTAACACCAAACTCATAACAAGTTTGTTGTCAATGGCGCTCAATTGCATGGCAATATGATCCTCAATATTGATCCAATTGGATTGAGTTTGAATGAATTCCAAATCGGCTTTGCGTACACCATAAATTTTGACTTGTTTCAGTGTGCTGATGCCACACTCCTTTAGGTTTTCAAACAACGTTTTGACATTGAATCCGCCTTCCACTTTGCTGATTGGATTGAATCCGCTCAACGGCAAATAATAGAATGTCACTGCCTTGTCAAAGGTGTCAGCTTTGCCAGCATCACGCCACACCATTTCACGTGAACGATAATAACCACCATCACCACGTTCCTGTAGGTGAAGCACAGTGACGTTCTTCAAACTGCCGTTGGCACGTGGCTTTACTTCCAACACGCTGGCAAACTGCACCCATGTTGTGGGCGGATTGTGAAGGTGAGTAAAGAATCCTTTGGTGTCCATGGGCTTGGTCTTGTCAGCCTTGCTCAAAATATAAACCACATGGTTCTGTGCTTCGTCTTTGTTCTTCTTGGTGTGCTTCCAGTGATACTTGGCACGTTCTGTAGCACCAATGTTGGTATCATTGATTACAAATCGTGTGCCCAAGTCCACAGTAAACTTCCAGAAGTTCTCGTAGCCAAACGTACCGTCGGCTTGTTTGATATCTGGGTAGTGCTGACAGTTGAAAGTAGTGGTACTGGCGCCTTGGTGTCCAAATGCAGTCACACTGATGTTGTATTTTTTAGCCAGTGCATCTAATGAACAGATTGGATTAACAAAAAATTCATAGTAGCCAGCTGGGTCTGGATTGACCAGCACAAATTTGGTGTCAACCACATACTTTACCACGGCTGCCTTCCACAAATTGTTTTTACTGCGCTCCTTTAGAAACAACGCACGTTCCCAATTATTGGCCACAGCATCTGCTTCACTGGCCAGCACCCCTGTTAATGCTGCATCAAGTGCCACCAGTTTGGATTTGATAGCATCAATGGTACTGGGAATGTATGATAACCCTTCGCGTGAAGCTTGAAAGTCCAACTCACCGATGGCAAAGTGCATTTCCAAACCTTGGCCAATCAAATAACGCAAGTCGCCCAATACTTTGTCGGAATTGGGCACATCGATGTTGTAGGCAATATTGCCCATGACTGCTTTGCTGCCACGGCTGTTCTTACAACTATGCACACCAGGCGCAATATTCAGGGTGTCATACTCCACATCAATGAACTTGAAGTCTTTGTAGCCAGTTACAACTGGACGCAATTTGAAATGTGTGTACACAGTGCGAGCTTCGTCACGGAACTTGCTGAAATCATAGCGATCATTCACACTGAACTTGACTTCAACACCTGCTGGCTCATCGGAGTCTTCCGTCATCATCTGTGCAATACTGGGCACACCTTGTGCATTGATAAATGCACTGTAGATGCCTTTCTTGCCATCCTTCACAGCAGTCACAGTGAAGTTGTCAGTGTAGCTGAAGGGTGACTTGGAACCCAAGCCCAACGCACCAATGTAGTCGTTGGAGTCTGTTTTGGTACTTTCAAAGTAAGTGGTGTAGATGCTGGTCACTTGTGCATGTGACAGGCCAGTACCGTAGTCGCGAATAGCAAACCATGGCTCAAAGTCATTGGGCAAGTGTACATCAAATGGTGTTTCTTGTTTGCCAGCAGCCATATGACTGTCCACAGCATTACAGCTGAGTTCACGCACAATGGCACGAATTTTGTTGGCATACAATCCTGAGCTCAAAATGCTGAACGCTTTGGCGCTGGCTTTGATCTTGAAGTCGCCAACTTCGCCAACATTACTCAAAATAGCTTGATCTTTGGGAGCAGTGTGAAGTAACATGTGGAACCTTTCTCTGTGTGTTAATGTATGTAAGTATTATAGCAAGCGTTCAGCGATCAGTCAACCTATCAGTGTTGCCAAATTGTGAACACACTGACTGGTCATGCACCAAAATAAAAGAGTGTTGTAGTAATACAACACTCTTGATCAATCAAAAAGCATCGTAGTAGTAACTTTGCTTTTCAACAATTTTGGTAAGTGTCAATGCATTGCCATCACTGTCCACAAAGATAAACCTGCCGCCATCACTGTCAATCTTCTTCAAATCAGCAGGAGTGAAACGCAGGTCTCCCCATTCAAACTC